TTCTGGTGACCAATCAGGTCGTCAAGGCTGTTTGTTTCTGGCGGCGTGATGTCTTTAGGGTTAGAAACTCTCGAATCTTTATTATCTTCCTCGATGGCTTTCTGCATCTCAACTGATAAGGGCCCATATTTACTTAAAATATCTTTTAAAACAGTTTTTTGGGCCATTGCATCAAAATCTGTTTTCCATGGACCGCTAGCAAACGATTTTGAAAATCTCTTTCCATGCGCAGCTGCTTTTTCCGCTGACCAAAAAGAAACTTTCTCAAATCCGTTTAAGAGCTTGAAGGCTGCAAAATAACCTACAATCTCATCTTGTGGCTTACTGAAGTCGAGAACCAACTCCTCGAACAAAGGGTTGTAAGAAATCAATTGTGATTTATAGACAATGCCAGTATTAATATTCTTGTATTGTCCGCTTCGTTGTGCAAGTTGAATTAACCCTTTATATCCAAGCTGAAATTGCGCTTGGCCTTTGTAAGGCACGATATAGGCATAACCCAAGCTTTGTTGGATTGGAAGTTTTAATGTTGCGGCGGTCATCGCAGCTGTCATAATGCTTTCATTGCTAGCTTTAGCTAATAAATCGCTATTATTTACAATTCCTAGCAAACTCGCAATAAATTGAGTTGAATTATTCCCCAAAACTTCGCTAAACTTTTTTTGTACTACTGGTGCGTTAAAAAAATCTTTATGTGCTAATTGATTTGCCATTTCATTTCCTCGCTTTTAATCTATTGTTTTCCTGGCTTAGCGCTATGACCCTGTTTTGGAGCTTGTCTATCTCTTGCCCTAGCAAAGCTTGGACCTCGAAATAGTTGCTTTCCCAGTCATCGCTAAAATTAAAATCATTGGATTTGCTCATATAACCCCTCGATGGCCGCATGTACGTCTGTTTGGCCAGCGCCAAGATATGTAAAGCCTGCCGCTAAAAAGACTTCTTGTGGGCTTAGCACATTGCCAAGGTCGTCTATTGCCTGGTCAAGATAGATGCTAAACGTTTCAATTTCTTTTTTAGCTCTGCTTTTTGCTTTTTCTGCTTCTTCTGATGTCATACTTCCTCCTAAAATGTTATTTTTGAGCATTCTCTCCATGCTCTCAATTCCTCGATTTTGTTTATTCGGCTATCTTCATCTAGTGCCATGATTTTGGCTGCATGTTCTTCAGATAGGCCAAAAAAGGTTATTAATATTAGTTCCATAGCTTGATCCTCTCATCTTCCAGTCCTGCAAAATCCATAATATGGCTCTTAGCGCAGCCTTTTCTAATGCGTGATGCAATTCTCTCTCCATATATTTTTCTGATTTCGGCAGGTGTCAGATTTGTAGTGATGATTGTATTTGTACGCTTATTAAGTAAGCTGTAAATAATACTTGTGGACCATTCGCTGGCTTTTTCGGCACCTAAATCATCTAAAACCAAATAATCAACATCTTTTAACTTATCTAGCCAAAATGCCTCTTGACTAAAGTCTTTTTTTATTTCTGACAATAGGTCTGTCACATTTACAAGCAGTCCTAACTTTTTAGTCTTATCAGACAAACCTCTGATGATGCTATATGCTAGATGACTTTTGCCGCGGCCAGCCTTACCAGTCATGATGATATTGCCTTTGCCTCCTGTATACCAGTCATTAGCCATGGATTTTGCCCACGAAAGGACCTCTTGCTGCTTAGGTGTGATCGCTCTGAAATTATCAAATGAGGCGTTTGCTAACTCGCTATCCATGATCGATAGTTTTTTAAGGTAATACAGTCTTTTATCTTCACACTCTTTCTCATATTGCTTTTGGACGTGTAACTCATTTTGGCTTTCTAATTCCTCTTTGTGACACATCGGGCATACTGTCAAACCAGTTTTAAGGATTGTAATATAGCTGCAACCATGTTTTTGACAAACAGTGCTTTCTTTTTTGACATTTTTTTGATAAGCTACAGCGATTTTAGCAAGTGCGTTGTTGTCACCAAGTGTCATATTCTGAGACCTCTTCTTGCTTAGCTTTTCTAGATTGGAATTGTCTTTGTTCTTCGTCTTGTTGGGTAATAGTCGTAATACCGTTTTGTGCCCAACTCTTCAAAATAGAATTGATATAACCGAAGCTGCGCTTAGAGTTATCTGCTGCTCTATCAATAGCACGCTTCACCAATTTGCTTTCCAATTTATCAATTTGGAGATAAGCGTTTAGCTTTTCCGCTTGATAGCCATCTAAAACACCGATTCGTGATTGATAATACTCAAAGATATTAAAATCAGATTTTTCATCAGCAGCAGAAGATGAATCTTTTATCTCTTCTTCTACTTCTGACTTTATATCTATATTTATATCTATCTTTTTATCTTTCTCTTTCTCTATCTCTGTTGGAACTTGGTTGGAAAGTGGTTGGAATTTTTCCAACTCCGCTTGTTTTTTCTTATATCTATTCCAGTTTGTTTCCTGCCCCAACAAAGCCTTTGCTTGCGGATAATGGGTGTTACCACCGTCATCAACTTGAATGACTCCACATTTCACAAAATATGCTAAAGCCATGTTTATCTGTTCTTCTGAAGTTTCAAGACGAAGAGCTAGTTCTTCTGCGTAATTATCAAAAGTTCCTTCATAATCAATAATGCAATCATTCTCAATAGCTTCTAACATAAGTCTGATGTAAATAACAATCATGTCTGAACCGCCAGGGAAATTTCTTAAAAGCCTTTTAATAAATAGATTTTCAAAAAAATGTTTATCAAATTTTAACCAGTAATAGATTTTTGTTTTTGATTTCTGTGCCATTTATCCTCCTAACTTGTATTCCACTAGTGTGATAAAATGGTTTAACTTCGCTTTATCTCTTGTTTCTAGTTTGCTTTTGTCAATCTGTTTTAGTAAGTAGTTAACGCAGAATTTTTTAATCATCTTCTAGTACCAATCCCTCTAATCGCTTATCATAGCTAGACACAAACCACTCTTTTAATTCCTTGTAAAGTTCTACTGCTTGGTCGTATTCCTCAGGCAATACTTCCTTATTTTGACTTTTACCAAAGACATTTAGGACAAGCAAACGAATATGGTTGTGCACGTCATGTGTTGTAATTTTGCTATAACTAATATCGTTGTCCACACCAAAAACTTTTGGTGTCTGATTGAATACGTGTTTTTCTGGTTTATAAGCACGTTCACGATTTAATTTCTTGAGTACTTTTGGATATTTTTCATTGATTGGAATCAACTCATCATCAAAGCTGATATCTTTGAATAGCCCTTGCGGTGTGCGTTTTTCTTTCGCTTGTTTCATGCGTTCAGCTACTAATTCATTTAATTCTTCTTCGGTTAATGTGTAAGTTTTCATACAGTCCTCCTATTTTTGGGTACAATAAAAACCCTTATCTAAACGACAAGGGCGCAAAAAATACCCTTGTCAGGTTGACTGAAAAGGGTACACATGATAATATATTTGTGTACCTGTTTTCAGGTCGGGGACTCTGTAACGTATCAGCTCGCCAAAGTAGATTACGTTGCAGGGTCATTTTTTATTTTAGGTCATCAACAGCTTTTCTAATAACTTCAGATGTGGTAAGATTGTTCTTTTGAGAATAGTCTTTTATTTTTTGACTTTGCTCATCATTAAACCTTATCGTCACACGAAGATTCTTAGGGTCAGTTGTCGGGCGACCTATTTTTCGTTGATTGTCAGTCATAACTCCTCCTTTCGTCTGACATAATTATTATAACTCTTTTGTCAGACATAAGTCAACCCCTAAATCAAACTTTTTTAATATTTTTTCAAGGTACCCTATTCAATTGTCAAAGGACTATGTGTTATCTGCCATTTACCCTCCCAACTAGCGCCCGCATTGCTGCTTCATGTAAGCATCGAATCTAGCCCATTGTTGCTCTGATGACGCTCTCAGCGTATCGTGTTTAATCGGTTCTTGTGTTTTGGGTTTTGCAAAAATCCAGTTAAATAGTTTCATATTATGCTCCTTTCTCTTTCACGAAATGAGTGTTCTACATCATAAAAAATATGGTCCTCCGGGATAATAATCCCAGACATATCATGATTAATCTCTCCATTTTTTAGATAATTGGTAATTGTGGGTTTCCATTGTTCTTTTTGTTTCGTCATGTTATAATTCCTTTATAATATATTTTGTTTTGAGTCCGATTCTAGTCGGACTTTTTTGTTTTATATAAATCCTTTCTAGTTTTGTAGGTACTCTTGATTAAGAAATTTATTGATAAAGTATTGCTGCCCCTTACCTGTCAGTTTTGTAGTCTTGCTGATACGGATACTGCCATTAGGCTCCTGGTGCGTCCGTTCCTTGACTTCGAACAGCTTCATGTCCATGCTTCGCTGTGTCGGCATATTGTAGCTTTCTCCATTTTTACGGATCAAGAAACCATTCTCACGCAACCAAGCGAACAATCGATTTTGGCCGATATTGTAGCCATTTTGACGCAAGATTTTAGCAAAATCACCTATCAAGATAGATGTCTCGCTAGCCTCAACCGCGTCTGCAAACAATACCTTAGGACGGTCAGCCTCAATCTGAGCCTCTAACTTATGCACTTTCTTATCTGCCATCAGCAGGGCTCTTGCCATGATTTTTTCAGGGCTGTTGAAGTCCTTCTCAACTTGGATAAAGTATTTGCGGACTTGCTTTGATTTTTCATTCCGTTGCAACATCGCAATTTCTTTAGCCATATCTAGTTTTAGAATGTGGTCTGTATATTCAGTTTGATTGCCCTGAGCTGTTAGTCTTTTTTGACTAATAGCCATGAAGTCTTCGTTTTCAACGAAACCATATTCGCTCATTCGCTCAAGCCATTTTGTATATTGTGTTTTAATTTCAAGCACTTTGTGCAAATCACGACCACTGACAATTGGCTCGTGATTGTCGTTTACTGTAATGTTGATTAGTTCGTTCATAGCGCCCTTTCTAGTTTCACGTTTCGTGAAGTTCATGGTGTAAAAATTTCGCCTAATTCTTTGTGAAAGAAATTGGCGATTTTGAACATTTCACTCTGAGTGAAGTCTCTTTTACCTAATTCTTTATCTCGGTAAGTGTTAGAAGACTTATTAATAACTTTGGACATCTCTTCTTGTGAAATTCCTTTTTCTTTTCGCAATTTATACAGAAGAATCTGCATTCCCCCACCCCCTTTCTGTGGTATAATTTAAATAAAACGATTGGAGAGAAATAATAATGTTGCTTGATGTAGTTATACAATTTAGAGATCGTAGAAGTACAATCACGATTGATACACCTTCGACTTGCCCCCACTGTGGTCGAACTATGTCCCCTCAACACGTTGGCGAAAGCAAAAGTTCTGACAATGAAAG